GTTCTGCTGGAACCGCAACTGGTGCTCTTAACATTATTAATGCTGGTATTGGATATACACCTATATCTGGTGGATATACTTTTGGTGGTGTAGTATTAGACACTATCACTGGTCATGGTCGTGGAGCAACTGCTGATATATCAGTATCTAATGGAGTGGCAGTAGCAGCTACTGTTAGTGGAGTAGGAACAGGATATCAAGTTGGTGATATTTTAGGAATTACTACCGTTGGACTTAATTCTATTGGAAGGAATGCTAGATTCTCAGTAGTGTCTATCGGACAAACAACAGAACTTATCTTAGAGAATGTTCAGGGTAACTTTGTGGTTGGATCTGCAAATACAATGTACTATTACAATAGTTCAGGTATTTCTTCTGAACTAAATTCAGGAGTAGGTGGGGATGTTCAAGTTGGAAATGTTAATGTTATAACTGATGGTTTACATTTTAAAGTAAATCATAAAAATCATGGAATGTATTTCACTAAAAATAATGTAAAAATTAGTCAAGTGGGATCTGATGTAAAACCAACAAAATTAACGGCTGCATATAATACAGGAGATACTGGGTCTATCTCACTTCAAGATGCATCTAATTTCTCCACGTTTGAGAATGTTGGAGTTGGAACTACTAATTATGGTTACTTAAAGATTGGAGAAGAGATTATATCATATACCTCTGTTAATGGTAATTTGGTTGGTGTAAGTAGTCGAGGTATTGATAATACTAGTAACCAGTCTAGAAATTATCCAGTGGGAACTCTTGTTAATAAGTATGAATTAAGTGGAGTTAACTTATTACGTATTAATAAGACTCATGGTTTATCTACTTCTACATCAGCATATCCAAATGCTACAAGTTTAGATACGTCAGATGCTATTAAGTATGATTCTTACACTGTTAAATTAGATATGTCTAAGGGTGGTACTAGTAGAAATACTGATGTAGGTAATCCTGCATTGTATATTGGTTCCACAAAGTCTGCTGGTGGAAATAAAGTAAGAGCAACTCAAAACATGCCATTTGAAGTTATTACTCCAATGATTCAAAATGTAACTGTTCCTACTACTTCACTAACTGCTGAAGTATCTACTGTTACTTCTAAGAGTATTGATGGAAATGAAATTCCTTATATTCAGACAGCAGCAGAAGATATTACTTTAAATACTACTAATTATCTTGATAGTCCTAGAATCATTGCATCTAAGATTAATGAAGATACTTTCTTGACTAACATTGAAGGAAACAAATCCATGAATATGACAGTATTCTTGAATACAACCAATACAATGGTTAGTCCCATAATTGATGGTCAAAGAAAAAATGTGATATTAACTTCTAATAGAGTCAATAATCCTATTACAAATTATGCAACTGATAGTAGAATTAATACAGTAGAGGAAGATCCTACTGCTTGCCAATACATTTCAAGAGAGATGATATTGGAAAATTCAGCAACATCAATAAAGGTTTTATTATCTGCTCATATTGATATTGATGCTGATATACGTGTTTTATATTCTATTAATAATAAGGAAGGACTTGATCCAATCTTTACTCCTTTCCCAGGATATACTAACCTAAATTATAAAGGTGAAGTTATCTCCCAAGCAGATAATAATGGATTGTCTGATAAATTAGTTACTAAATCCAATAATTCTGGATTTGAAAGTGAGGCATTAGAATTTAGTGAATATACATTTAGTGTGGATCAATTACCATCATTTAAGTCTTATAGAATTAAAATTCTGCTGACATCTACGAATCAAGTTTTTGTTCCTAGAGTTAGAGACTTAAGAGTGATGGCACTAGCATAATGGAATATCATGGAGTCACTGGTCATGCTGATCTATTAAGAGATGCTCAATCCAAATCAATAGTTAATGTGAATCATTCAGAATATCAAAAATACATCGCACGACGTGATGCTAAAAAAAGAGAATCTGAAAAAACAGATAATATTGAAGAAGATCTTGCTAATTTAAAAAGTGAAATGAATGAAATCAAATCTTTACTCAAGGAGTTAGTTTCCAATGTCCACTAAGAATTTTACATTCGATCCCGAATCAGGAGTACCAAATGCTGCCGATTTGGTGATTTATGGTGGAGCTAACTTTAAGAATACTTTCAATGTAGATAATACTTCAAATGAAAATTATGATTTGACTGGATGGAGTGGTTCTGCTCAGATGCAGAAAAGTGCTGGTATAGGTGCTACGGATATTCCTGCTGCTACATTTACAGTAGGATTTAGTAGTGCGTATGATGGGCAGTTTTACATTTCATTAGGATCAACTCAAACAAGAAATCTTGCTGCTGGAAGATATGAATATAATGTATTATTAACTCCATCCTTAGTAACTGAATCAATTTTAGATACTTCAATTGCTGTTGGTGCTACTGCTGGTATCGGTACTACTGAGTTTACAATTAATAAACTAGATGGTGTGGCAATTGGTGATACGGTTTCTGTTGGAGCTGCTATTACTACTGTTGCAATCGTAGGAATAGCAACCACTGTGGCAAACAAGATTCAAATTGGAGCAGCACATACATCACCATTAGAAATATTACCAGGAACAGGAGTTACTATTACAAGGGTAGGACAGGGAACTACCATTTATAATATGGTAAACGGCAATATACTTGTATATGCTGGCATTGCTTCCGCACCATAAATACCTAAAAGGATAATTGTATAATGGGAAGACCATCTACTAGAACACAATTCATAGACTACTGTAAAAGGCAGTTAGGTGCTCCTGTATTGGAGATTAACGTTGCCGATGAACAGATAGAAGATATTGTAGATGATGCTATTCAATATTTCCAAGAGAGGCATTTTGATGGTGTCGCTCAAACATATATGAAGTATAAAGTGACGCAAGATGATATTGATAGAGGAAAAGGACCAGGTTCAGATGGAGTAGTAGGACTAACAACCACTAGTGCAACTGCTGATATTGCAGGTACTTCTGTTCAATTTGATTATACTGAAAATAGTAATTATCTAGCGATTCCTCCTGAAATTATTGGAGTAACAAAAATATTTCATTTTGATGGTTCTAACACTATTACTAACAATATGTTTAGTGTTAAATATCAATTATTCCTGAATGACATTTATTATTGGGGAGCAACTGAATTATTGACCTATGCAATGACGAAAACATATCTTGAAGATATTAATTTCCTTTTGACGACTGAAAAGCAAATAAGATTTAATCAAAGGCAAGATAGATTATATATCGATATTGATTGGACTGCTATGACAAAAGGTGATTATCTAATTATCGATTGTTTTAGAGCAATGAATCCTAATGATTATACTAGGGTGTGGAATGATTCTTTCTTGAAACCATATACTGTCGCATTGATTAAAAGGCAGTGGGGGCAAAATTTAATTAAGTTTGCAGGAGTAAAACTTCCTGGTGGAACTGAATTAAATGGAAGACAGATTTATGATGATGCAGAAAAGGAATTGACAAGAATTAGAGAAATAATGTCTAACACTTATGAATTACCTCCGTTAGATATGATAGGTTAAGATCATGGCACTTAATCCATTTTTTCAACAAGGTGCTAGATCTGAACAGAATTTAGTTCAAGATTTAATCAACGAGCAGTTGAGGATGTATGGTGTTGAGGTACATTATATGCCTCGAAAATATATTAAAGAAAATAAAGTAATTAAAGAGGTAGTAGCCTCTAAGTTTGACGATGCTTATCCATTAGAAGCATATTTGGATACTTTCGATGGATATAGTGATAATCCAGTTTTATTAACTAAGTTTGGTATTGAACAAACTAATGATTTAACCCTTACTATCTCCAAAGAAAGATGGGAGACATATATTCAACCTTTGATGGAGAATGAAGAAGATATTCAATTAGCAACACGACCTAAGGAAGGTGATTTAGTATACTTTCCTTTAGGGGATAGGTTGTTTGAGATTAAGTTTGTAGAACATGAAAAACCTTTCTATCAGTTAATGAAAACTTATGTTTACACTCTTAAATGTGAACTATTCCGTTATGAAGATGAGGTTATTGATACTGGTGTTGAAGAAATTGATGATAGTTTAATAGGAGGAGATTATGATGGTGTAACTGGTGAAGATGGTGGTGTCTCCACTCTTATTGGACCAACTCAAACTCTTACCCTTGTAGGTACTGGAGTTACTGCAACCGCCATTACTGGTATTGTAACTGATGGTGGTATTAGATATATTGATATCACTAATCGTGGTGGTGGATATTTAGGGCAACCAACTGTTGCTATATCATCTGCTCCTTCTGGTGGTGTAACAGGTATTGCTACTGTAAGGTTAATAGGAGGGATTGTGGCGTGTACTGATAATGTTAACCCTGCTACTAGATCTGTTCAGCACGTAGATTTAGAGAATGTTGGTTCTGGATATACAGTTGCTCCTAAGATTGCCTTCATTGGGGGTGGAGGAAGTGGTGCTGCTGCTACTTCTGTGATTGGTGATAACGTTATTGGTATAGTGACTCTTACCAGTTCTGATGGATATGTTGGTGGTGTTGGATATACCACTAACCCAGTAATTACATTCAGTAATGAAATATTCAAGACAGGTGTTACCACTGTTTCTGCTGCTGCAACTGCTGTTGTAAGTTCCGCAGGTACAATTACTGCTATTAATATAACCAATGCTGGTCTTGGATATAGTATTGCTCCTACTTTAACTATCGCTGATCCTGCTCTTGATAATACAGGAAATTACAAGTTTAATG